ACCATCATAACTTCTAGTTATTTGTTTAAACAGATCTACACCTTTATTTTTTCTATCTCGAGATTTTACCTTACTATCTCTATAAGGATCAAACTGTTTTATAGCTACACCATCAACAACTTTAATACCTAGCTGCCCGTCAATAGTGGCTCTTACAATTCCTGATGCTGCTGCCTTGTGCTTGTCTGTTGTTTGAACAACAATACCATCACCCTCTACTTTTGATCCTATATATTTAGGAGCTTCAATATTTTCATATATTGGTTTTCCATTAGAGTCATATCCAGTTAGAACACTAACTGATACAGTTTCATTCATATCAATTTTTGTCCCGTCAACTATTCCGCTTGCAGTTTGACTAGGGTCTAATTGATAGAATTCACCACCATAATTATCGGTCAATGCGCTTGAAACCGCTCTGTTATTAGGTAATGTTTTTTTTATAAAAGTATCTTGGTATCTAGTAAAACTAGGATTACGTCTAATATTATCCTCCTTACTACTTCCCTTTATATATCCTGGATGATTTGTTGAAACTTGATAAGAAGCTATAACGTCCTTACCAAAAGCTTTTTCTACAGAACTAATTACATCTGTTTTTTGCCATCTTGAATTTTCTTTATTTAATAAAGCCATTACACTTGTTCCACTGATATTTTTATTTATCACTGGATTACCATCTGCATCTAGCACTCTTTTTTGAACACCAGTCTCTTTATCAAACACTGTTTCATAAACCTCAACAACACCCATACCATCTTCACCAGATCTTACTCTAGTATTGTTTAAGTCACCTATAATACTTCGGTATCTTTGAAAAGCAGCTTCGCCTGCTCCCGCAACTGGAGGAATAAAAACTCCTTTTTCATTAGTATAACCTTCTGCTCTTCTTATTGTTTCTTCTAATTCTTTTCCAGCAGCATCAGCTCTTCCTTTTACAGCTTGCCAAGTTTGTTTTTGATTGTTTTTAAATATATTGTAATCTCTTACAGCAAACTGCCCTCCTAAGCCAGAGGTTACTATTTCTTGCTTGTCATAAGAGTCTTGTATAAATCCATCTAATTGACTAAGAGTCCAGTTGGCTAATGTAGTACTAGTTGGTATATCACCTAACTTAATACTTTTTCCTGAAGAACTTTTATCTTTTGTAGCTCCAGCTGCTTCTGCCTCTGCTCTTAAAGCTCTAAGGTCTCTTATGTCTGAGGCACTTTCTTCTTTAAATTTTTGACGAGTTTCTCTTTTAGCTTGTACATCAGCATCAATACCACTAAAAAGCCCTTGAAGACCTGTAGCTAAATCTTGACTCGGCACTCCTTTATTGCTTAATAAACCTTTCTCTAGTTTTAATTTTGCAATATCTAATCTATCCGCCATATAATTAGTTTTTCTTTTTAAACAAATTACTTATAAATTCTGAAATAGATACTCCAGCTGCCTTAGCTTGTTTTTCTAACTCTGCCATATTTTCAGCAGAAAATATATCACTTGTTAATTTACCAGCTCCAGACTCATCAAAGTCTTTACCATCACCAATACCTGTAAAAGAAGATAGTCCACTTGCTATATTTTTACCTACATCTCCTAAAGAACTCAAAACTTTTCCAACCCCAGTTTTTGGAGCTGTTCCATCCTTAATCATTATCTTAGCTTGAGACAAAGCGTCTGTTTCAGTTAAAGTAGGATCATCTTTCATTAGCTGTTTAGCAACGCCTCCTTCTTTTGATTTGAAAGCAGGAGCTAAAGCACTAAAAGCACTTACTCCAGCGCTGACTAAATCTTGTGTTCCTGATGCTGATAAAGCATCTGCATTTGCCTGCATTGCATCTGCTTCAAGTGATTTTTCTATAGCTCTTTCATCTTTCATTCCCGAAACTAACTCACCTTTTCTGTTACCTTCTTTGGCAGTTTGTAAATCTAAATCCATTTGAATTTTAGCCATAGTATCTCTTGCCTCTGTTCTAGCTGCATCTTGCGTGGCTTTTATTTTACCTGCTGTAGCAGCTACTCCTCTCTGGTCTCCCTCAGCAGCAGCTTCTAGTATTGTTGAACCGTCTAATGTTTGTAATTCGTTAGCGGTGTCAAATATCTGCATAGGTACTTGAACAGCCTCTAATCTGTTTTGTTCTAAATCCGCAAGAGCTTGTCTTTCTAATTCCAAAGCTTCTTCCTCTAGTCTACCCGCTTCTCTACTTTGACTTTTTGCAGCATCAATAGCTGAAAAACCTTTGTAAGCCATTGACCCTACCGCTAAAATCGCTGATGTTACTGCTGCCATATTATAATATTTTAATCATTTCTTTGTTATATTGACCAGCCTCTAAGTAACCTTCTTCTTTATATACTTTTATAAGACTGTCCGACTTAATTAATGCGTAAGCATACTTACATTTACTTTTCTTTAACACCACCGTTAAAGAACTTATAAGCTTTTTAAGACCTTCTTTTCTTTTTACCTTATCTTTATAATTAAAGTTAGAGATAATCCAGTCACACCACCCTACTTTTGAGTTGGTTACATAAACAAAACCCGCACAAACAGGAATCTCTCCATCATAAACCATATACCCACCCATTCCATTTTCTGGTAAAAAATCTTTAGGTGGAGCTTTCCATCTCCAATCTCCCCACCAATTTACTAAAATTTTATCGTAATCAGTTGAGCTTAATTTTTTTATTATAAATCCCATTTGAGCAAAGATACAAAATCTATGGATAACTTTTAAAGACCTGACTATTGACAGAAAACAATTCTGTTGCTGTGGTATTAGAATTAGTTAAAGTAAACTCTAAATAATATCCTAACATACCAAAAGACTCTGCCACTGGGTCTTTTAAATACACTATACTATCACCGCCTATTGCATTAGCAACAGGATTGAGAACTGTAACAGTTCTTCTATCTTCTGAAATTGATGTTACAGGACCTAATTCTACTAAAGCTCCAGAATCAATTTTATATGCTGTTGCACCTATATTAAGTATGGAGTCAACAGAAAAATTAAATTCAATAGCTAAAGGTGGAGCAGCAACACTTCCCGTTACATTTGCACAAGTACCTATTCCTTGTGTTGATCTAAGATTTAAGTTTTCTTGATTTTGATTGTATCTTATAAAACTAAAATAAGAGCTTTCTTTTAAAGAAAAGTAAGAACTTGCTATACTACCTTGCTGTAAATCTGTTGTAAAAGTTGCATCCCAGCTAGAATCAGATTCTAATTCTATAGTTTTAAAAACTTTTGTTTGAAGTGGCTGATCGTTTAAAACACTTGTTATAGATGAATTATACTGAACACCATAATAGTTGTTTCTTATAGAGTTAGTGTTATGTCTATACATATCACCACCCTTAAAAGTGTAAAGATATTGATTCATACCCATAATAAAATCAGGGTAATAACTATAAAATGACGCCCATCCTTGTACGTCTTGACTATGTGTTAGTGTATAGTTTGGCATATTTTTATTTTAAGGTATTGAACAAGAACTACAATTACTATAAGGTCCGTTTCCACTATTACCTCCCTCGTCTATTTTAGAGTTTGGAGGAGTTGAAGATATACTTATTATTGTGGCGCAAGCAACAGCTCCCGATGGAGACTGTCTTACCCAGAAAACATCTCCAACACTATATCCATATTGTAAAACAATTAAGTTGTTGTTTAAATAACCGTCTTGTTGATCTAAATAATAGTATACAGAACCACTGTTACAATCTTGAGCTTTCCAAGAGTTTGTACCTCCACAAGGAGAACAAGGATTTTGAGCCGCTAACACACTAGATGACATTTCTCTGTATGTATTACCAGTTGGGTCTTTATAAAAACCATCAGCTGCAATTGTTCCTGAAGTATCTGAATATATGCTACTTGTAGTTAGTAACGTAGTACCATAATCTACATAATATGTGCCACTTGAAGGCAAATTACAACATACGTCTACTGCTGAAATAGAGCTAAAGGCTAGTGTTCTAGATGTATAACAACTTGAACAAGATTGTAAAGATCCTAAAACGCTACTGCTTATTTGTCTAAACTGGCTACCACCTGGCTCACTATAAAATCCATCTGGAGCAACGTTTGTTAAGTTTACATCCGTATAAATATTTGTAGTATTTGCGAAAGTAGATCCAGTTGGATAATAATACTGTGATGGTGTTTGTGTTAAACAGCATAAGTCACTAGAACTACTAGCTGCATAATCTAACGAATCAAAAGTAAAACAATCAGAACATACACTAGAACTTAATAAAGCTCCAGAAACCTGTTGTCTGTATTGACCACCAGATTGATAATAACCATCAGCAGATTTTACTGTTAAGTTCACGTTATCATAAACCGCAGTTGCAGTTAAAAAACTCACAGAATCAATATATTTATTTACTAAACTCATATTATTTATTATTTATGGACAACATTCGTCATAACTAAAATTAAATGTAAAACTTTGACCTGAACCTCCTGAATAAACTAAATCAGTTACCACGCAAGGACTAGATAAATTATTACCCGTTGTAAGGTAATTTCTCATACCAATAGAACCGTAATTACCATTATTATTATTTTGAGTATTTCTAAGTTCTAAGGTATTTGCTCCCCCTACTACAAAGTTAGGATCAAATCTGTATGTTACCATATTGTTTAAAGGACATACAAAATCTGAACTTGTAATTGTTGCAGAAGTATTTGTAGTCGCAATAAATACAGAACCAACTTGAGAGTTAGCATTTAAGTCTAACGCTCCTATGTAATTATTGTTCAGGTAAACATCGAAGTTATCATCTTTAGCTGAATTACTATTACATACCTGGAACACTAAAGTTCTATCTGGACAAACAGGAGCATCAGTACCACAATCACAACAAGACCCTTCAGAGCTTGTAGCATTGTAACACAATTCAATTGGTGTAGCTACTCTATAATCCCAAACTAAATATAAATAGTCATCATTTGATGCATTAGTGTACGTAAAGCTTGATTGATAAGTGTTACCACCTACATTAGTAATTGGTGTTGCAGTATTTAATAAAGGTATTAATGTGTTTACATCAGCTTCATTATAATTTGTATTAGAAACTAAATACTTTAACTTATCAGATAATGGATCAAACGGAAATGTATCTCCACTTAACTGTCTGTTTTGCATAGTAACTGTTGCTCCATCAGGTGGTATTGTACCAAATGAAGAAGGACCAGTTTGAGACTCAAATAAAGAAACTCCATCCTCTTCTAAAATAACATTGTCACTTTGATAAGGGCTTATTGTAGTCCCATCAGACCACCTGTATCTTACACTTGAAGACAGGGCTGCATCTCCTGAAGAATTTATTACTATTCTTTTTACTGTTAAATTTTCTGTTTGAGGACACCCTATTTGTAAAGAATAAGTTGCAGCTGTTGGTGTCACAGTAACCTGTGCAGTTGTTGGAAAAGATTGACCTTTATTCCAGGTAACAGTTCCAGAACCGCTAATTGTTTGGTTAACAACACTAACCCCATTATAATTAACAAGAAGTGTTGCGCTTCCAGAATCAAAATTATAAACACAAGCTACATCACCTATTGTTGAAGTACAGTCTAAATTAAAAGACACAACCTCACTTGAATTGTTTTGTCTAAGTTCATACCCACAATCTCTTTCAGTAGGGATAACAGGTACTTGCTCATTGTTATTTGTTAAGACAAACTCATTCATATAAGGATCATATCCACCTAGTTTTTGTGTATTAAAGTTTTCTGTAAACAAATCTCTAAACCAACTACGCATACCTAAAGAAGATATTATTTGAAGCTTATCTGACTTTGCGCCTACACCACCTCTAATATTTATTACAGAGCTTCTTTTTGAATCTGTAAAATAAACATCGTAACCATAAGATGTAAAACTCTCAGGATTATTACTTATACCATACTCTTCTATTCTTGCTAACTGAGTTCCTAAAACCTCTGGAACAGATGTTATAGCTCCACCAGCAGCAGCATCAGAAAGTAAATTTTTTCCTACAAGTACATAAGATATTTTATCTTCCTGTAAAGTAAGTATGTCTGTTTGTCTTGAATGTAATTTTCTAATAGGACCGTAAGAACTTTCTAGTGTTTTAAAATTAGACAACCCTAAATTAAACTCATTGAGCTTATTTATATTAGACTCTTGATTATAGTTTCCACTATAAGTTATGTCACTAAATCGTAAAGATTCTTTATATTGTTCTTCAGATACTGAAGTAACTTTTTCTCCAATAGTAAAACTAGGAGTTGCTAGCGCATCTAAAACCCTATTTGATTCTACACCATTTCCAAAAGTAAAGCAATTGCTAAAAGTTAAATTTACTACAGCAGGTAAGCTCACTGTTTGGTCTTGATCTGTATCATTAGATCCTGATTGATGATAACCTCCAGATATATTAAACACCTGTTCATTTTCATAATAAAGCTCTGTATTTGCATCCTTTGCTTCAGTTTCAAAAACCATAAGAGTAGTTGCTCTTTGAACTACAATCTCTATGTTTCCATAAGAATTTCTTTTGTCTGGTGGATTACATTGAGGTGTTCCGTTCTGTCCAACTAGATACATTTTACCATTAGAAGCGTCTGTTTGAAAAGAGTAATAAGACTGACCACCACTTGCTAAAGAAGTAAAGTAAGGATATAAAGTACTAGGTTGATTTATATTATTTATAGTGCTATCAGATCCAGCTGACTGACCATTTGTCAAATCAATATTATCACCTTCAACAAAAGCATACATACTATCATAATCTTGACTAGCAGTAAACGTTTTGTCATATAAATACTGTCTACTACCACACCTACTACCTCTCTTGTATCTTTGCTCTCTTAATTTTATTTGAACAATACTACCCGCTGGTATAGAGTATGGAATATATAAATCTGTAGGTCCTGTAGTATCTGGATTTTCAATAGAAACATCATAACTAACAGCACAATAAGAACCTTTACATCCTTTTTCTCCGTAGTTTATAAAAGCATTTTCTGGAGAAGCAGCTGAAAAGTTACTTGGTCTAAGTTGCATATAGACTCCTGTTGGCTGACCACAAGTGTCATCAACTAAAGTTCCATCACTATTTCTATCACACAACCAATTTTCTACTTGACTACCATAATCAAGAACCTTTGTATTAACACATCTTAAAACAGGTCCATTAGTATCAGACTTAACTTTTAAGTTTTCGTTTAAAACAACTTTAGTTTTATTATCTCCTTCCAGCTTAAACCATACATTACCCGTTTCTTCTTCTTGAAAAAATATGTTTGAGTATACTGTTCTATATTCATCTTTAGATGGTTTTAAAACAAATTTATATTTGGTAGCCCAATAAGGTGGGTAACTATTTAAAGTAACTTTTATTGTGTTTTTTGTAATAGAATTATCACAAGGAACATATACAGTATTGTTTGTATCAACTAAAGCTGTACTTGCTCTTCCATAATCGTCTTCATATACAATACCTACTTCGTAATCTCTGTCACTATGTAAACTACTTTTAGATGAACTTAAACTATATAAAAATTCTGATTGAAGAACAGTAAAATATTCATATGCAAATATTCCTAAAGGAACAGCAGGAGATACGCTCACATCATATTTTTCATACTTAATAGCTTGAGCTGTCAAAGAAAACGTGTTACTCCCTGGCGTAGAACCTATAGACATTCCTTGGTTTGTTCCTGATAAACCAAAACCTATTTTGTACCAGCTTGTTTTTGGCACTACAGCACAGTTAATTAAGTCTGTAATAGATGTTCCACTTGTACATCCTGTTGTACAAAATGGAGGAAAACAAGTTGAGTCTGAGGGCGCAATAAATTCAGATATTGCAGCAATAAAACCTGGTGAAGTCACTAGGTCGTGTGCATTTGCATAGTCTTCTTGTAAATTATATAAAAATGTATTTTCAAATTGATTCAAAGGCTCTGTTCCATCAACATATTCTGACGCACCTGAAAATTGAGAATGACCTAAATTAAAGTCAATTCCTATTTGAGCGCCTGCTTTTAAATCATATCCAGAAATATCATAACTAGCAGTACCATTTATAACATTTACTGAACCATTTATAGAATAGTTAAAGTCACTATTTACAGATGATGTTTGATCAGATGATAAATTTTCTGTAACTAAATCTAATTCATAATCTAAGTAAACATCTTGACCATCAGAATTAGTTATATTATATCCATCAACATAGTTTCCATACATTAGCCTGTTGCCCATTAGTGTTTGTGCTTGAGCTATTCTTGGAACATTGTCAAACAATCTAATCATTTGAGCTTCAGGAAGTACTGTGTATATTTTTTGATTTGTAAACTGAAAGGTTTGCTCTACATTGTCTAACCACCCTTGATCAAGCTTGTTAAATCTCTCTATTACATTTACCGTTGTAAAGTTTGTTGATTTAAATAATAAATCTATTCCTTTAACATTTTTTGTTCCTGTATTAAATTTTACAATAACACTATTATATACGTTTTCCATACCTATATTGTCATAGGTAGAATAATCTAATTGAAACGGACCAGGTGAAAATGATATAGGTGAAAAAGGCGACATAGCCGAATACTCATTATCTTCATATTGGTATCGGTATGCAAAAGAAATCATAATTTCTTTCATATAATTTTCCCCACCACCCTGTTGAGTTGGTGTTAATGTAGGCGCAAATAATGGAGGCGCAACAATAACTCCTATATCTTGTTCTGTAATTTGATCAACGTCATTTATAGGATATTGATATGTTCTGTTAACATTTATCTTTCTAGGAGGATTTAAATTGTCTGTAAAAAACAATAAACCATCTATAAGATTAACACCTGTTATTAAATTTTTATTGTTAAAATTTAATATACTAGTCGATATTACGTGGTAAAATAAAGAATCATTTTTTGTATCGTATGAAACAATCATATCTACAACTCCAGTATTAGAAGTTCCATTAGATGGATCATTAACAAACCAATACATAGTCTCGTTACCTCCATCTTCATAAGCGCCAATACATTTAGCATCAGAGCCTAAAGCCTGACCTTCGTAAGTTAAAGTTGTTAACCTTGTGTTTCCTAGAGAGTTTTCTACAGCACCTATTTCTGTGTTTTCTGTAGATCCCAGTCTACAATTTTGAGCATCAATATATTCACCTTGAGGAACTAATCGTTCATCAACGCTCTTATTCATTCTCCCTTTTATAAAATTTCTTGTAAACTGTGGCATATTATTTCAACCATTTATCTTGACCCCTTAGATTCATTAACAATCTTCCTGGATGTATGTTACTTAATCGTATTTTTGCATTTCTTAATAAAGCTGTTTTTTCTTTTTTAGCCCTATTTATAATGTATTCTTGCACCCCGTATTTACTTGTTAATATAGCATATTTTATGTACGCATAAATAAAATCTTCAAATAGTTTATTTAAATTTATTTCAGAGTCTACGCCATTTTCCATACCATCTGAAACATACTCTAAAATAACTAGCTTATCTGCTGCTCCAGAACTAAAATTTATAACTCCTGAAGCTTTGTTAATTTTAAATGTAGGGTTTGAGTTAGCTGTTTCTGTATTAAGACCATAACGTTGTCCAACACTATAATCAAAATACCAAGACCCATCTATATTATAACCCATATTACCATCTTGACTGCTATTAGAATTTAAATAAAGACTTTTCTTTTGACCAGACATTCTATCTACATCTATAGTAGAATTTTCTGGCTTTAATATATTTCCATATTCATCAAATAATATTTTACAATCGTTTGCTTGTAAATAAGCATTACTCCAATTGGTTTGGATATTTTCTGTTAATGGCATAAGAACACCATTTTGATATATTGATATTCTAACCCAATTTACATAATCAGGAGGAAGTACATATCTTAATTGATCACAAACACTTAGTTCTAAAACCTTTATTTCTTTCATAGCATCGTAATTCAATTCTTGAATACCTCGCTTTGCGTGAAATAAAATATTATATTTCTCTACATTGTTTATTAGTTTGTCATTACCAACATACATTAGCATAAAGTTATTTACTATATCATCTAGTGATACAAATTGGTATGACCCCCAGTTTGAATTCGTGGGATTAACCCCTCCGTTTTCATAATATTGATAGTCTGTTATATATGCCATTTCTTATGATTGTTGTTGATTATCTTCTTGTTCTTGAATATTTCCAAATGTAGCTATATCATTCTCTCTTATTGATACACCTGCATATTGCAATATCTTATTTACTAAATTAGGTTCATCAGAATCAGGAAGTTCAAAATCTTGATAATCTGCCGCACCTTCATCAAAAACAGGCTCTCCAGCTGTTAATGTACTATATGTCCAGTTAGGATCTAATGGGTATCTTATATATTGTGATAAAATTTTACCAGCACCAGTTATGCTTTCAGGATATACAGTTATAGTATTTCCAATAGCGGTGCTAGTACCACCTCCTAAAACATAGGCAGGATACGAAGCACTTGGTGATGTTAAACTAGAAGAATTTAAATAAAATATTTTATTTTGAGAAACTCTTTCTATTTCTCTTATACCTGCTGTTGTTACAATAGTGTATGAATTACCTACTGTACTTGCAGTACCAAATGGATTTCCAGATAATGTTAATTGAGTCTCTGAATCCACACTAATCACATATGCACCAAATCCAGCGTATATACTGTTTACTGAAGTGTTTGATACAAATTGTCCAGGTTTTACAGTTCCTGTTGTAACGAAAGTAGCATTAGCATCAGTAAGCGTATTTAATCCAGCCGCTGTACTGGTAGATGAAAGTATAACGTTAGGGTAGTAGTTTACTTTATTTATCAAGTAGTAGTTTTCGGGAAGATTATATAAGTTGATACCATTATTAATTAAACCTCTTGTTTCAGAAAAACTATCGATAACCTCTACTAATCCTTTTAGTATATCTGCATATTCACTGCCAGAAACTCTGGCATTTTGCTTTATAATCCAACTATTATATTGATAAAAATAATCTTCAAAAATATCTAATTGAGCTTGCTTTGCATATAAATTAAAATCACTAGGAGTTATATATCCGTAATTGTTTTTATTCGCAATCGACAATACTGTTGCTCTTACTGTGTTAATCATTTCAAATTGTTATTTAAACAAAGATACGAAAAAAAAAAGAGGCTTCATTTTAGTGAAACCTCTATAACATTTAAACAATTAATTGCATTATTATGCAATACTTATTCGTCTAGTTTTTTTAATCTATTACTTAATAAAGTAAATACTGCCTGTCCTTCATCACTTTGAAAGAACGATGCCAATATAAATAAAGGATCTTCTCCGTAGGGAACAGTTAGTAGTTTTTTCTTGTTTTGTTTTAAATTATAATAAACATCTTTTTCATTTTTCATTATAATTAAATTGTTTGACAAAAATTGAGAACATTTATTCTGTAAAATTAATAAAGGATCGTTAAGAGATTCTAAAAAATCTTGAGGGTATCTTTTTGCAAATAACCTTATATCTCTTTTTAATTCTGCCGAACTAAGTTTGTCCACATTTAATCCAATTACAACCCTACCAATGGTTTCCATAAGCTCTACGCTTAATCCTTTAGCAGATACTTGAGCTTCAAGCTCCATATCTAAAGTGTCAACATCAGCAGTAGCATCAACCTCCTTATCTACTTCCATAAATAAATGTCCGTTAGATGGGTGTAATGATAAAAACTGTTGTAATACTGGATTTGTTTTAGGAACAAATAAAAACCCATCTTCAAATACGATAGGCTCTAGGATGGCGTTACCATCTTGCTCGTCCTCGAAAGGACTTTTTTGATTTCTTGCATAACGAAGCGCTCTGTTTACTCCCTTGTCTTCGTCAAAATACATTAAAGGTGATCGTCTGCTATTTCTAGCTGGTATCATTAAACTTAAAGGAGCAACATCTCCTTTTAATTTGTAAGTTTTATTAACTAAAACTATTTTTTTTGTGTTTTTCATTTGATTTAAATTAAAGTTTATAAAAGTAATAATTACCCCCGTCTTTATAACGAGGGTAAAAATTACAAATTGTTATCTTATCCTTTGAATAAGAAGAAGTTATTAGCACCTAAAGTACATAAAGCTCTTTCTGATAAGAAGTTTACTTCCATTGCATCTAAGCTAGAAGTAGCCGCTCCACCAGCAGAACCTGTAATCCAAGTTTTATAACGTCTGTCTTCAGTTTCTGAAGCTCTGTATCTAACGTGTAAGAATGGTCTCTTAGCGTTTTTACCAAGTACTTGGTCATAAACTGTAGTTGAACCAGCTGGTACTAAAATACCATTGATTTTTCCACCTACTAAACCACCTCTCATTGTTGGGTCATTTAAGTATTTCCAGTCAGACTTGTAAAAGTCATATCCTCTACGGAATCCTGTAAATCCTAAGTTCAATGCCATATCTTTGTCATTGTCAAAAAGACCATAAGAAGTACCATTTGCACCATAAGAGTTTTGAGAAGCTAACATATCATCAATATCAAATCCAAACTCTCTGTTTAAGAAAATAACATTTTCTTCAATAGATCCTTGTTTGTCTAATCTTTGGATAATAGAATCGAATTCAGCTAATGTACTTGGGTTTCCACCAGACCATACATTACCTCTGTTGTTTACTACATAGAATAAACCTTCAGATCCTTTGTTACCAACTCCTGAAGCTACACCTGCTGCAATTGCTGCAACACCACCACCTGCTGCTGCTGGAACTGCTTCCACCATAGCTGTTTCTAAGTAGTCTTCAAATCTTAATCTTGTTTCGTGTTCAGACTTTAAGTACCATAAGAAACCAGTTGCTCCGTTTTCTGTAGTTACCTCAATCCATCCAATTTGAGCCATATCAGATCCTGATACCGCATACTTATCTTTTATGATAATTGGTGAATTGCTGTAAATATCATCATCAGCTTCTAATTGACCTTGCATTCCGTTTGTTCCTTTTTGGAATTCAGAACCATATACAAATAAAGAAGTAACAACTGCTGCCGCTACTGCTTGACCTCCCGCTTCATAATAAGCTACAGTAATAGTTGCGTTAGCTGTATCTACTGCAGTAATTAATGCTTTGTTAGTTAAAACTGAAGCTGCTGTGTTATCAGAGATCATAATTGTTTGACCTACTCTTAAAGCGATTGATCCGCTTCCTGGCACTAATACGTCACCTATAGTTAATACTGCTGTGTTAGACCCTGCAGCTGCTGCTGAAACTACGTCTACATATTTAGTGTGTAATCTTCCTTGCTCTGCCCATTTGATAAGGTCAGAGTTAGAAGGCATTTCAGCACCTACCATTCTTAAGAATGATGCTACTGTTCTGTTTCCATATCTTTCAAATTCTTTTTCATAAGTATCTGGTAAATATTGATTTAAGAAATCAAAATTAGTGATATAGTTTGTTTGTAATACTACCTGCTCTGCACTAGGCTGTAGTGCGAAAGTAGGATTTGCTGCTATTGATCCTGCCATTTTAAAATTTTTTAATTGTTAATTATTTTTGTTTTTACTCCTTATTCGCAAACCTCTTCCTGAGTCTGTATTAACCGCTCTTGCTTGAAACCCTTGCTGTGGAGACGATTGAGGTGTTTGCCTCAAGCTCATATTGATGTTTTTACTTTTTTTCGAAACATCACCTATGGCATCTGCCTTGCCTTGCTCATAAAAATACTGAGCTAGTTTGTCTGGGTTCATTGCTGCGTTTAATGCTTTGTGCCAACCTTGTGCATCATTAACTAAACCATCTTCACCTATGTACTGATTTATAAAACTCTGTACATTGACTTGTTTTGACTTAATCTCATTTGCATCACCAGATGAATAAATTACATTTTTATCTCCAACCTTGAACTCAAAACCTTTGAACTCGGAGTTAAAAACCTCATCTGTTTTTTTCTGAAAGTACTCAGACTTTCTTTTGTTGGACTCTACTTCAGTTTGAGCCTTTTGAACATATTCCTTGTAAGCATTGATTTCTTTAAGTTGTTCTTCCGAATACGAACTCCCACTTGACTCAAGAGGAGTTTTATATGTTTCCGATAGCTTACTTAAATATTTCTTAGCTATTGCAAGTTCTCTTTTTTTAGATATATTTTTTTTCTTTATATCTCTATCATCATCCACTTCTTCATCATATCCAAACTTATCTTCCATAAGATATTGAATATCTTCAGAATCTAAATCTGATTCAGTTAATGAGTAATACTCTTTTAATATTTGATCATCTTCTAAATTATCATAGCTTTTATTGGCTTTAATAAAATCTTCAAATCCTCTACCTGTTTCTTTTTTAAAATCTAGATACTTAGAAACCTCATCAGGTAATGGACTGTTTTTTTCTTGTTCAGAAAACAATTCATCTACTGAAGAAATATCTTTATTATATCTTTCTTTAATATAAGAAAGTACATCCTCGTCTTTTATTTCTGGCAAATCAGCAATATCCTGTTCTGCCTTATTTTCTTCTATTGTTGTTTCTTTTACAGTATTACTTATTTCTGAAACATTTTCATTGACATCAGATACTTTTAAACTTTCTTCGTGTTTATCTAAAAGATTCTGTTCAACTTCTTGTGTTGATTTCTCTTCTATAGGAGAAACCTCTTTTACTTGTTTGAATTCCATTTGATTTTATTTTTGTAAAGTTAACATTTATTTAAATATATTTTTTAATATTTATCTTGGTTCAAACTCCGCTAAATCAAAACCATCTAAGCTATCTTCCTTAGATTCGAAATTAACTGGAGCTAAATTATTTTTACGTTGTTGTATTAATTTTGATTGTTCAGTATTTGCTTGACTTATTCTCTCAGCTTTTGCAGTTTCTCTTTGATCCTCTCTTTTAGACATTGCTTCGACCTCAACTCCTTTAAGTTTCATCTGTAAGTCAAACTCTAATTTCATTAACTCTGACTTAATAGAAGCTTCTCCTTGCATTTTTTGTACTTGGAACTGCATATCACTTTGCTGTAACTGAACTTTTGCTTGAGTCTCTGCTTGCAGTTTTTGCATAGCTGCTTGTGCTGCCATTTGCTGAGATTGTTGATTTATTTGAGCTTGTTGTTGAGCTGCAGCTGCTTTTGCTTTTTCTTCAGCTTCTTGTTTTCTTTTTCTTTTTAATTTAAGAACTTGATTTGCAACCTTTAAATTTTTAATTTCCCTAATATCAATTGCATCTTCTAAATTTATAGAGTCTCTTTGTAATGCCATTTGAATATTTTTTTCCAACATAGCCTTTTCTTCTTCATCAGGAGTTACCTCTATAAAAATACCAAAATCACTTAAATATAAATTTGTTATTTCATTTAATACAGATACATTATATTTACCAATTTGATTTATGAACTCTTCTCTAAAGTCAGCATATTCTAAAACATCAGCTATTCTTGATGATAATGCAGTTGCTAAATTTTGAGTAATACTTAAACCTGCTTGCAAAATATGTCTTGTAGCTGTATTACTATTTAATGCAGCCATTTTCTGTAATCCTACTAATGAGTTTTCATCTGGTAAGGATCCGTCTCTAGCTTCATTTAATCCTGAAACATCTCTCATCATATTTAAATAATGGTTATATGTACCTATTAAACTTTGTATTTTAGATTGACCAGAACTAGCTGTTAATTGTTGAATTGGAACTTTAGCTTGATTATAATCTCCATCTTGAGTATAGCTCCTACCTATAACAGAACCTGTTTGAAAATACATTCTCAATGCATCCTCTGGATTATAAGCAGCTCCATTACCAAGGTCAACTTCGTTTAATCCATCAGCATCTATAAAAACACCATCAGGGACAACCTTAGATAATACTTGTTGTAATTTTAAATGTGTAATCTGAATCAAATCAGCAAACGTAATCATACGTCTTACTAAAGATTCAACAACACCTTTATACATTCTAGGAGCGCAAGCTATATATTCTGGATATACATTTTGACTAGCTGATTGTGGTCGTGCCATATTTTCTGCCATCTCCCACTTTAGCATAATGTTAGTTCCCATAATCATAACTCCCTCATACCATACATCAATAGTTTTTGAAACTTTTTTAAATTTCCCCTCTTCCATCATTTCAACAGAAGGATTAAAATCATCTGTTTTTTCAATAACCTTTTCAGCACCTACATTATTAATTTTCTTTTTGTAAGTAAATGTGTTTGTGGTTTTGTAATTAAAAAACAAAACAGTAGCACTATCTTTACTAAATAAGCTATTATTATAAAACTGAGATGTATTGTGATAATCATACCAGCTTTGACTGTATTTAGAAATTTCTTCCATATCCTCTTTAGTAAGAGTTGGATCTATTTTCTTTAACTCAATTATTGGTAGTGTTTTAATTTCACCCCAATAAAAACAATCTTTAAAATGAGGATCTTCAGTATAGCTATAAACTAAATTAGCTGGATCAACATAATCTATCTTTATTCCATCACCAGGTAAAAAAGAATGTCTAGCTACAGATATACCTAAAACTGTTTGATCGTAATCTAAACGTCTTTTAATTTCTAAATACCTATTTTCTTCGAATACAGTATTTATAGCTTCTTCTTCTGCTATTTCTATTGATGGCTTATACTTCATCTGCATATGTAAAGCTAGCTCCTCACTATCGTTAGGTAGCTCATCTACATTACTAGAAAAAGCATTAACATCAAAATCTTTATTTACTTGAGTAATTAATTCTTTAGAAGCCATATCAGCAGCTATCATACGCTGATACTCATTTCTTCTATCCATAGACATAGCATCTTGTGCATATGCTTTTACTTGAAATATCCTATCTGACATTCCATTAACAACAATATCTACAAACTTTGGTATTATAGGTACAGGAGTCCAGTCAAGGTTTAAGTAACTTAAATCACCATCTACTGCTAATTCGTTTTTATACTTAGATACAGACTGTTCGCCTCTAGCATAAAGTCTTAGTCTATGAAAGTTACCCCATTGATTATAAAATCTATTTGTGTTTCCGTCTTTTCTAAACCACTCGTACTGTATGGCTTGCCCTATTTGTAATCCAAACTCTAGAGTTTTCTTTGTTGAATCAGAAACGAACTGACTTGGAAAACCCATAGGATTAATGTCTATTTTTACATCTTGCATTTACCTTATAATTTTGCTGTAACTTCCCTTATTGTCATATCTTGCAAAGTTAAACTTTATTTTTGACTCTTTTTTAACGGCTTGATACAAATGCTTTTGTATAGCCATTAATGCTAACCCAGAACTAATAGTTGCATCAAACTTAGTTCTATTGTTAATATCAAACCTTGCCCAATCCTCTAAAGTACGACTAAAATACATATTTCCAATTAAATCAGGGTCTCTATAATCTCCACTAAAATCAATTCCTACATATTTTTCTATGTAAGACTCTATAGACGCAGCGTGAGATTGTTTAACATCTTCGCTTGAATTTGGTATACCTCCTAGTTCTTTTTCAGTTCTAGATAATTTATTATATGCTTTATCAGGTCTATTAATACTATAGCCTCTATAACCTCTATTTTTAAAATGATATAATAATCTAGGTTTATTATTTTCAACTAAAATAGGCATACCATAAAAAACACAAGCCATTAATACTTCTTCAAAAAAAATTTCAGCAGTTTGAGGACGAGCCACATATTCTAAAAAAAACTCATTACTAGGAGCATCATCCATATTAAACCTAGTAACTCCGTGAAGAGCGCCATTAGATCCTCCACCACCTACAGTTCCTGATATGTCATAACTATCACAACCAAATGCACCTATATGATCATTACCTGGGTATTTTCTGCCGTTCTTAATATAACTATTATTTTGCAATTGTTTTTTAGGCGTCCAAGAAATTAAAAACCTACCTCTAGTATCTGGACTCCATAAAACTTCTCCATCTTTAATTCCATTCTTCCAACTAAAATTACCTCTAGTTAAAAATCTGTCTTTTATTAAAGAATCATTGTAATCTATTTGCTGATATATTTTTGTTAAGTTAAACAAAGACTGTTTACTTTCATCTCTAAATGCGTGTGACTCTGTTCTTGGAAATTGTCTATAAAATTCATTTAACGCATCTGCATCATTTTTTAAAGAGTCTACCTCATTCTGCCAATAGGTAATAGCACCTTTAGTAATCATTTCCCCATCAATACCCAGCTTGGGTAATTTTGGGTTTTCTAAAACTGGCATACCATATATATCTATAAACCCCTCCATATTATACTCCATTGGGACAAAAAGTGAATATAACCCGCTTTTAGTTTGACCATTTGAGTTTCTTTGATTTGTTGAAGAATCGTTATATAGTTTTTTAAAGTTGTTACCACCTTTATCTAATGCGTTAGATGTAGATCCCATCATACACTTTCCTATAATCTTGCTACCTAATCGTAAACAAGTTTTTGTTACCCTCCAGTTATTTAAAATATTACTTGGTTTTTCCCACTTACCACTTTCATCGTGAACAAGTAGTTTTAATTTTTCACCATCATAAGAGTTATCTCCTGTATTTTTCCAGTCAATAGTTGTATCTAATCCTTCTATTTGTTTTTCATCCTCTTCATACATATTTTTTTTAGTAATCTTAGAGGCTGGTACACGATAAGCTAATTCTGTTTTAGGCTTGTCCATACCATCTTGCACTGGTTTAAAAAAGAAAGGATAATTGTTAGATATAGGGACCACTTTATCTGTAAACATTTTTTTTGCATCAGCTCCTGTTTTAGATAAAATACCTATTCTAGAATCTTTAGATATTGTAGCTATATTAGCACATTCTTCACTACCCATATATGAGAATCCAGAACGTCTAATTTTTAAATAACATATGCCAAAACTTCTTTTGTCTGCTTTACAGGCTTCCCAATAAATATAAAAAATTCTATTTGCTTCCCTAAAATCTGGTAATCCAATATCAATTTTAGTCCACTGCAAGTACATATAATGAGAGCCAGTAATATAAGTAGGTTTACCATTATTCATAAACCAAAAACCTTCATCTCTTTTATCAAACTCCGACTCAATATATTCTACCCACTGATTTTTAAAATTAGGTGAGGTTTGATTCCATTGAAATATTGTTGGTATTTTTTTTAGCAAAGAAGGAACGTTAAAAGACTCCCAGTATTGTTCTGATTTAGTTTCAGACCTTTTATATATTTTCTTTGGTTTTTCAGGCAAGGCAATTGCCAGTCCGTTTAGAAATAACATCTCCTATTTTTCCATTTTTAGATATAACAATAACATTATATTTTTCATTGTACCCATACTCCCAGTTTTTAGCTTTGTTTTTATTTGTAACAATACTTTTTGGTATGTAGTTAGGTAAATTTACATATAAGCTATTTTGATCTTCTTTCTGCAAATCCTTGAGATGTATTATTACTTGGTTTACTTATTCCTTCTATTAAGTTTTTTTCTTCCTCTATTCTAGTTAATATTTCAAAAGCATCAAATATTGCTAGCTTTTTTGTGGCTGCTGCATTTTTTAATTTATCAGCAGCTAACTCATCATCTTCTCCGTATTTAATAATATGTTCTTCAGCAACCTTTATAAGTTGCATAACAGCTTTTTCACCTGCTTTTATTATTTGTAATTTTATTTCTTTAACATCCATACTATAAAACCATCACTATATTGTTGGTAAACATTCTGTATAATTTTTCTTCTTCTACAATAAAAGGATATTCGCTTTCAGGCTCAAAACATACAGTGTCACCTTCTTTTAATCCTTTTTCTAATAGTTCAGAATTTATATATTTTATAATACCAGTTAGTGGTTCTTCTGTATTAGAACCTTTAATATAAGAATCTTTTTTTAATATTGGTTTAATCATTACATATTTAGAATGACATTTCCATTTATTTTTATGTTTGAACATAAAAAATTGATCTTCTTCTATAAAAAATAAATTGTCTTTAAAAAAACTTTTACCGCTTTTTTGACGACCTTTTATATCATTATAAAATTTAAAAACATTATGATGAACCAGTAAAATATCTCCTGGAATAATTTCTCCCTTGTAGTTTATGGGGGTACTAATAACTTTTGCAAACCTATTGGAAACGGTATGATCTTCTTTGGACGAACTCATTATTAAGTTCATATCCCCTATCTTTTTAATATTATCATACCTTCTTCCATTGTGTGGTTCTACAATGAAATAAAAAGGTGACTTCATTAGAAATTTATATTATATTCGATTGAAATTGGAATATTAGAATTAAATTCTTTCCATAATAAAATCTCATTAGATTTTTCAATCCAGATTTTATAAGAATCTAAGTTAACATCTTTTTGTATTAAATGGATTTTATAATTTCCTCCAAGAACTTCCTGTCCAGCTATGTAATGCATAGCACTAGACTTATAGTCTGCCCCTATAGAAATTTTCCTTATGTCCATTCAATTAAAAAGTAGAGTCTAATTTTAATTTTCTGTAAGTAATATTTATGTAAAGAGTACCGTCTCCAGTTGTAGCATTTCCACCTGATAAGGTTATCGGTGTGTCAGCAGCTAATATACCGCTAACAGGCTGAATTTTATATACTATATCTGATGCTGAATTTAATATTGATTGAGGTATTGTACCAGCAACATAAGATCCTATTTTTAAACTAGCATCAGACGAAAAGTCAAATACTACCGAATTAAAATCCATAAAAACAGAAACATTTGTAATATCATAAGTATAACCCGCACCAGGTGAGGCTACAATAGTATATGGAGTAGATAACACTTGCAAATTAGCTGCTGAAACCGATACACTAACTTTAACTGTATCTACACCTAAATAAGATTGTAGGTTACTTATAGAACAGTTTTTTGTTGCGTTGTCATTTTCAGCATCAGTCAATATAAAATAATCGGCACCATCTGGAGCTATTATTGGATATGATGATGTGTTGCTAATTCTTGCCATAAATATTATTATTTACTCTTTATTGTTTTCTTTTTTTACTTCTTCAGCATCTTTTACTAACCCAGTTGCTAAATCAATTACTGAATTAGCTCCGTACTTGTCTGCTAATTCTTTTTCTACTGAAGAAAATTTTTCTCTTATAGAGTCCAAATCTTTAGTAAACAAAACTTGTTGATAAACTGAATCAGCTAATTTTAATTTTACTTGAGTAAATTCTTGATTAAGAGCTTGTAAATTTTCTAACTCTTCTTTTGTTAAGTTTTTTGACATTTTAGATTATTTTAGATTAAATTTATATACAAATATAATAAATATTATTTACTCATCGTCAACAACTTCTGCTTCTTCTTCTGCTTCTGGCTCTGGTGGAGCAGGAGGAGGGGTAGGCGGTTGTGGATTCATCCAAGTAAAATACAAATCTTCATTTACTGGTGTAATTTGAGACTCTATACTTGCAGATATATTAGCTTGAATTGCAGGAATATCCAATGATCCCTCTAACCATCCGATAACTACGTTCTCAAAAGCTTCTGTATCTTCGTAAGGTACAAAAGGCTCGCCTGCTACATACGTATAGCTTTGCGTTCCTATGTTTGTTGAAGAATACGTTTTACCTCCAGACTCTTCAGAGCCAGTATATCTGTAATGCACTGTGTAAATTACATTATCTTGTCCTTCTGATTGAATGTGAGCGTTCATTTGTGGGATATCCCATTTATAAATAATTGCCATTGATTTTTTTTTAAATTAATTAATTTGTACAAATATACAAATTTTAATTATACATTAAGGAGAGCATATTCCGACACTTGCAACAACTCCACTCCCTCCTGTTATTCTATAATAACCTAATATATTAGAGCCACTTCCAACTGTGTAATACCCGTTTCCAGTTGTTGTTGTTCCCGCAGCATTATCATAAACAGTGTCTCCTGTAGTTGGGTTGGTGCCGCTGCCATCGTGATATTTTGTTGTGTTAACTGTTTGAGTACAAATAAACTTAGCGCCTGCTTGCCCTGAGCCAGAACTAAACGATGTTGTTGTTGTACAGTCTTTATCATAACCGTACCAGTCTGAAAATTTATATGGATAAGCTATAGGCATAATTTATACTTTTATGGGCAGCTACAGCTAGTTCCTGTTACTGCACCTGTTGTTGTGTTTGTTGATATTGCAGGACAATTACAAGTGCCTCCAAACCAAACTGTTCCTGATGGTCCTTCTATGAATCCACCTCCACCTGTATAAATAGCTCCGCTTACACTGCTATATATAATAGTTCCTGTTGTTACCGCTGTTAAAGCTACTGTTGTATATAATGTTATAATACTGCCTCCAGGACCGTAAATAGTAAAAGAATTGTATGTACCTCTATCTGCAGGATTTGGCGTACACCCAGTATTTACAGTTGGATAAGAATTACCAGAACCGTGAGAGTTTCCGCCATTTATCATATCGTACATAGAAATTGGATCAGTGATTGTTCCTGATCCCCAAGTACCATATAAAGCCTCTTGCGCTATGGATTCCATAGATAATGCTCCTGAAGTTGGTATTGCCATTACTTATTACAATTACAGTTATTTAACTTTAATTCCTCTATTTCAGCTTTTAGTTCTTTTATAGCTTCTAAAAGTATAGGTGTTATTCCTTGATACCTTAAAGATAAATTTCCTTTTTTATTTTCTCTAACTAGTTCTGGTAACACTTCTTGAACATCTTGAGCTATAAAACCTATATCTTTTTTTATTTCTAATATACTATCATTATCTTTCCAATCAAATGTAACACCTTGAAGTTTCATTGCTTTATCTAAAGCGCTTTCAATTGGCTTGATGTTTTCTTTATATTTTTTATCAGAAGGCGAACCGTAAGCTATTACATCTCCTTTTACTGTTAAATCTCCACCCCCAGTAGAACTTGCTTCTAATTCCATATAAGCAGTTCCATTAGTGCTAGTGTCAGCTGTCCATAAAAAACCATAATCATTAGCGTCTGTAACCCTAAATTCAGCTCTTTTTGAACCAGTAGTATTTGGTTTTAAAAACAGCTTGGCATTACCTGCTGTAGATGATTCAATAACAACTGTGGCACCGATTGCAGAAAATTTAGCTATTTCCCCACTAATAGTTCCATCTCTAACTTCTAGCTTATGCGATGGACTAGTTGTGCTAGTACCAATACCAACGTTACCAGAAGAGTCTATATGCAACCGATCACCCCCATTTGTTCTAAGCACCATTTTGTTGGTTCCGTGGTGATACCTTATATAGCCTGCGTTAACACTATCAGGATCGCCGAAAGCGATATACTGGTAAGTAGTATTAGGGCTAAATAATTGTAACCCAATATTTCCACTACCTTCAATAGTCACATCATCGTGACTTGCGTTTGGAATGTAAGTACCTCCACTACCTGTTTCTATATGTAGTTTTGATTGAGGAGCGCTATTTCCAATACCCACTTTACTATTTGCAAAGTAAGCATCACCTCCGCCGCCATTTACAACAAAATCAGTTGATCCAACTCTAAATTGTTCTGGTGGTATTAATACAGTAGAACTGGCAGCCCCAGGATCTGTAGCTGTTGCTCCGCTGTTAGTCCAAGTACCAGCTGAATTTTCAACAACATAAAAACTACCATTTCCAGTAAATTGAGGAAAAAGTACATATAAAGTATAAGCTGTTGCAGAAGTGCCTGCTGCATTTCCTACCCATTTTATGTTACCACCACCTAAAGAACCACTTGGACCAGTAGTATAAAAACTACTATCAGCAGCAAAACCATTTGCATCAGTACTACCACCATTAGATGTTTTAAATCTTAGATATACCTCATAGTTTTGACTTATACTTGCGTTATAGCCATTGTTAGATACAATTTTTATAAAAATACTTTGACCGCCTTGAGCTGCCGTAAACGTCCCCATATTTCTCCAAGCAGCACCACTTCCTACTGCTCCTACAGAATATACTGAACTAAAACCTGAAAACCAATTTACACCAGTGCCTGTCGAACTTAAAACTTGTCCTGACAAACCCGCATCTCCACTTGTATCTAAAAA